TTGCATTCTTGAAATTGTCATAGTTTTATTAGTTTACTTAGTTTTTCCGAAAATATCAAGGCTTGGCATAATAAGTTTTATATCTCTTCTAATATCTTCTTCTGCTATTCCTTTTGATTTCCACTCGTTATCGTCTTTGTATTCTTCACCTGTTTTAAGGTTAGTTATTTTTTCTATTATTTTCTCTGGTTTTATGACTTGCATTTTCCTCCTATGTTCTATCAAATTCTAGTATGGATACTGTGCCTTCAAATATGTCGGCTGTTGCTGCTTGTAATTGTAACTTGTCACTCTCTTCCAATATAATTGTACCATCAGATATAGATTTAGAATCACCTGAGTTTACAGTGTGTTCTGCAAACTGATAAGCTCTACCCGCAGACGTATCATATATAAAAGCTTTAATTTCAGTATTACCACCCCCTACATTAGCGGTATGAATATTTTGAATGATTGCTCTAGACTCAGAGGGTACAGTATAAATATCTGTAGCATTAGTTGTCGTTAAATCAAATTGTGCGTTTTTATATCTATTAGCCATTATGCTTTACTTCCACTGCTCATGAACCAAGTAAATCTTTGCGATTCATCTCTTAATTCTTGTTGAAATGTAGAGTTTAATTTCTCAATCAATCCGTCTAAATCTCTAACTAAAGAATCAGCATCTTGTTGTTTGTATTCTTTTCCTGGTCTCGTAAATACTACGGTTACTTTTGCCACTAGAAACTACCCATACTATCTGAACCACCTGGTCCTGCTGATCCTGGAGAAGCTCCTCCACCTCTTGAAGACCCTATTCCATTGCCACTACCAGTATTTTGGCCACTAAAGTATCCCTTAAAGTTTGTATCAAAATTTCTTTTATCAATCATAGCTTGTTTTTCAGCGCCTCTTGCTGCTGCATCTTCTCTAGCTTTTCTATCTCTTCCAGCTTGAGTAAAACCAAACTTATCAGCTATACTAGTTCCAATTAGACCAGCGGCAAAACCAAAAGGTCCACCTACAATACTACCAATTTTTGCAGCAGGTGGTAAACCTAATGCATAATTTTTTAAATCTTTAAAAGAATAAATTCCTGCGTTGTTATCAATTCTATTAACATCATCTATATCATCTCTACCATCTCCACCACCTTGATTTTGTTGTATAAACATTTCTGGATACATTAATCTTAATTGTTCTATAGTTAATCCCTGTGGAGTTGTAACTTGTTCTTCTTCAACTACAGGTGTTGTGACGCTTGATGCTTGAGGCAATGAAAAAATACCAGATATATCTGGTAATGATTGTCTTAAATATGATTGTGCTAAATCTGCTAAAGTTGCCATTATCTTCTTCCGTCTGGTTGCGTGTCTAATCTAAACGTACCGAGTTTCCAACTTTGATTAACAGCTGTATTAGCTATCTTCAAAGACATGGCTCTTGCTCTTGCACGTGTATCCACTTTATCAGTAGATGAAGTGATTGTAAAGGGTCCAAGTGGTGAGCTCGCTTGTGAGCTATTAGGGTAGTTTCTAAGTTGTAAGGTTACTTGTGTATTTCCTGTTTGAGATAAAAAGTCAGGTACAAATCTTCTAATTTTCATAAGATATTCACCATCTCCTTGAAATGTTGCAACACCTGTTTGTTGACCTTGTCTAGATCTTTGTTGTGTAATATCAAAGTCACCTGATTCAATGTTAGATGTAATAGCATTTACACCATCTGCTAATGCCTCATCAGTTCCTTTTTCATGTTCAAAGTATATTGTACTACCTTCAGTATTACCTACTACATCAAACGATGCATTATTATCTGCATCAAAATATGTTGCATGTGGTAGACCAAATACAGAAGAGTCTTGCCATGCTCCTCTATTTAAACTTCCTGTTGTCCACACGGGTCTTTGAGGTGATGAGTCCATATAATTATAAGTTACACATCTATTAATGACCGTTGAACTTTCTGTACAATAAAACCAAGTAATTTCACCAAACAAATTATTTAATCCAACATTTATTAATTGATTAGCTGTTGTATTTAAATCATCATAGACAAAATCTTCTACCAAACATGTCATAGTCTCAAGGTTACCAGAGTATTTAAAGAAACCATTCTCTGAAAACCAATACGCAGCACCATCAACTTCTAATGCAGCATTCTGTCCAATCAACCCACAGTTCGTTCCTACTTGTTGAAAACCAAATGTAAATGGTTGACCAATAAACCTCATAGTAAATAAAGATGTATCTGTCCAAACGTAAATTGCATCTCTACCTCTAACTGCACCTACAATTTTAGACCCATCTGCAAGTCTTTGTGTACCTGCTGTGTTGACCGCTGTTGGTTGGTATGTATTAATATCTTCCTGGTTAGAAAATCTAATAAACATTTCATCTTGAGTTGTTGGATCACCAATGGTTAATTCTGTTCCAAAGAATACCAAGTGTCTATCAGGAGTAGATACTAACATATCCCGTGATGCTGTTGGTGCACCTGCAATAATAGTTGCTCTATTGGTTACAGCGTTTGTTGCATTTGAATCCCATTCAAATACTTGTGCATTATGAATTAGTGCAATTACTTTATCCCCAAAATTATCAATAGACCATAAACCTGGATCAACAACTAAGTCACCTGATGCCGCTTCACCCCATGCAATATAATCTGAACTATTTAATATAGTTGCTCCATTTGAATGAGTTGCTGCTGTTGTATTTCTAACTCCTCTTGTAACACCTGTTAAAGTATTAGTACTTATACCCGTGTATGAAATTTCTTCTGAACCTATTTGTATAAAGTTTGTACCTGATGTTGGAAACAAAGATGCATCTGTTAATACAATAGTTGTAGTTACAGCATTGATACCACCATTTAAAGTAGTAGTTGCTTCACCTGTTACTGTTCCACCATATGCAGCTAATCCCCAACCAAAACCAGGTAATTGTTCTGCAGGTCCTACTGGATAATAATGTTGCACTCTAATACCACCCGATGTTGTTGCACCTGAGCCTGTCTCATTAGATGGCATTGTAATAGTTAAAGTGGTAGCTGTTGGCACACTTGTTACCATAAATTTTTTATCATCAAAGTCTGATGCTGAAAAATTAGAATTAGTTATTGCTGTAAAATTATCTAAAAGAATAATATCATTTTCTTGAATATTATGATCTGTGCTGAATGTTATTGTAACCGTTGGTGAACCATTCGTTGTACTAAATGCATTAGTTAATGTTGTTGTAGTTTTAATAGGGTGGATGTCATAAAATACACCACCTGTATAAGCATATAAAATTCTGTTTGTGCCTATGATTGCAAACTTGTTTCCTGATTTATTAACTAAATGATGTAAAGCTCTTGCAGCTCCCGTAAGTTTGGATTCTCCTAATTGTGACCAACCACCAATTTTTTCAGGTGTACCATATCTAAAACGTACGTTGTCACCACCAACCCATTGTCCTTCGGCTGTGGTTTCTGTAATCTGTTTATTGAATCCTGGTTGGAATCCTATTTTTTGTAGCATATGGCTCCATTATAATACTATTTTACACCTGACGGTAGACCTAACTTAGCTCTTCCATCAAATCTATTTTTATCAGCAAATGGGCCGTTTACATGATTATAATGTAAGAATACTTGGCCACAAATGTTCCCGTCAAAAGGCTCTCGCCAATGTTCAAGTTCACAGCCACTATATACTAACATATCCCCTACTTCAAGCAAGACTTTCGTGCCTGCTGGAGCGTTTGGTTTATGAATGTTTTTGTATTCATCTATTACATTGTTTGCTCCTGTGCCATCTATAAATATTGGCCAAGGATCACCTCCTAGATTAACTGTTGTAGATATTTCACAACTAGGTCTGTCTTTATGTCTTCTAAGTTCATCACCTTTTTTATAGGCTCTAGCATAAGAGTATGTTGGTATTAAATCTAATCCTGTGTGTTGTTTCATAACAGGAAGCATTTTAACCATAAGAGTTTCCATAGCAAAATCACCATAACATGAGTAAGTATTGGGTATTTGTTGATCACTCCATGTTCCAAGTATTGGAGACTGTGCATGTATATTATGTTCATACATATAACCTACTGCATCTCGTTTAAGTAAGAAGTAATTTAATATAAAGTTAGCTAGATCATAAGATAAAGCGTTTTTAATTACTTGATATTTATTAGTTTTAAAACTCATACTATCATACACTTTTGTAAAAAATTAAAAGACACTGATATTCTTATATCATTAGATTCGTTAGGATCAACACAATGCATTAACCAAGATGGAAACATAATACATCTTCCAGCAATAGGTTCATAATGTGTTTCTCTAAATAATCTTTCAGGCACTTTACCTTCTTTTTGTCTAGGTCTTGACATACAAGCAACTGATCTTGGATCATCTATTTTTAAATGTCCACAATTCTTAGGTGCTTTAATATAATATACGCCAGACCATAATGAGTTTGGATGTTGATGTGCTCTATTCATTCCACCTGGTGGATTAATGTTAGCCCACATATTACCTAGCACAGGTTCACTATCTAAATGCTCTTGATCATAAATAGTTTTTTGACAAGCATATAACATATCAACTAATTTTTTAAATTGAGGTTTTTCTTGCATGTCTGTTGTTGAGTGCCAACCTTGTACATTAGTTCGAACCACTCCTTTATCTTGTTTAGACCAAGCTACGATATCTTTCTCAAGTTCTTGATTAAGGGTTGGGTGTTCTATATCTGCAATATAAACAGGTGTTGGGAAATGTAATTCTCTAAACATTATTTAAATGGTGTGCCTCCAAACCACATAACTAAAGATTTTCTGTTGCCACGTATTACAGGTTTAACTCTGTGTCTAATAAATGATGCAAAGAATACCGCGTGTCCTTGTTTTATTTTTGCAACTTTACCTTCAGCCATTAATTCTAAATCTCCACCTTCAAACTCTGATTCAGGAGAAAGTAAACAAGTCATAGATATTTTTCTAACGGGTGGTTCGTGCTGACAATTAACATCATTATCAACATGCCAATCATAGAATCCTCCTTCTGGATATTCTGTGTATTGTGCCATCTCTGTAATAGTCATTCCATCAAAACCAAAGTGATTACCATTAGTAGTTTTCATAATACGTTCAATATCTTTATACATGTCACTCATTTTTTTAAATGGTATCCAACTAATGTGTGAGGTTCTAGTTTTAGTATCTATGACTCCGCCTTTAATTCCTTTTTTATTTCCAACAGATGCATCATTTCTAGGCTCAGCACGTCCTGCTTCAATAATCATTTGACATTGTTTAGGTGTAAAAATTGGTTGTGTAGTTTCTACTATATAAGATTTCCATCGTGGTTCTGTTATCATATTAATATCCGTATTCTACCCATCCCGTTATTATATATTTATCATTTGATAGAGGTGGGTTGCCTCTATGAACGTGTGTAAATTGTGACGGCCAAACTAATAGTGTATTCTTCTCAGGTTTAAACCTACATTTCTGATATAAAAATTCTGTTTCTCCACCTTCTGCAACATCATTAAGATAAACACTAAAAGCTAATATTCTATTTCTTGCTTTCATTTCAGCATTCTCACAATGCCACATATGATAACCTTCACCTACTTTAGTTTTTTGTATTTTAACTTCAAATATATTGTGTGTCGATAATTTTTTTAAATAAGAATATTTTTGCACATACAAAGGATATACATCTTTAAAAAACATATCTATAAAAGGTTTGTTGTTATAAGTCATAGGAACATTAGTCTCTCTTATAGTATCGATTGCATTATCTGATACTAACGTTTCATCTACTTGCCTTGGATACACTGCACCTTGTTGTTCACACTTGGTAAAATAATTTGTGTAATCATCTATCAATTCATTAGGCATAAAGTTTTTAAATAACCCTATGTGATTATCTATGTAATATTGTTTATCCATTATGTAGCTCCCCTGTTTCTAATTGGATCAAACTGTACGTCACAGTTTGCAGCAAGAGTTCGTCTAGTCTCATTAGTTCCATTAAATGGATACACACAGTGCCTCATATCGTATGGAAATATATAAAAATCTCTAAGATCCATGGGTGGTTGATAATCTATTTTTGCAAACTGACCATTAGCTGCTCCTAATATTTGTAGTCTACCATTCTGTTGTATGTGTTCTGCAGAGTATTCTTTACCGTAAGTTGATGGTAATTTTAAAATCATTACACTTGACAGCCCTGTAAACAACATACCTCTATGGATATGTGCTGGATTATATTCGTGTTGTTTCATTTCATTAACCCAAATAGAATTTAAATGAGTTTCATATTCTCTAATTTTATTAAAAGCTAGATAGTGTTTAAACACAGTCATAAAATAATTTGTAACATTTTGAGGCAACATGTTATGGTTCTTCATCTTAGTTTGATCTTCACCATGATAAAATAAAGAATGTTCATTTTCTATCTTACCTACTAACTGACCATTAGCGGGTGCAAGGTTATGAAAATTTTGTTCATAGATCTGATTAATCGTAGTAAATATATCAAGTGGTACTTGATACTTTAAAATCGATTGACCTAAAAATACAAAATCAAATTTTAATGTGTCCATATCTTTCTCTAATACTTTTTGGTATTTTTTCTATGTAAGGATTGTATACCTTTCTAACAGGTCCATCAAATAGTTTATGCATATTATCACCAACTATTTTATCATCGTAAGACAAACCGTTTATTTTAACTTGATTTAAATTATCAAAGTAATGATTAAAATAAGGTTCATCTATAAAGTTATAAATTTTTCTAAACTCTTGTTCAGGATTTGAAACCATATCATCATATCGTACATAATGACATAGGTTAGGATAATTATATGAATTTTGAATAGCTTTAAGTTCTTTTACAATCGCACCATTTTCTTTCATTAAAGCTAGTAATTTTTCTTCATCATTAAATCCTAATTTATTTACAAATGAACTAGGGTTTTCTGTATACCACTGCATATAACTTGCAAGCACATCCATTAAATCTCTTAATAAAATAATGCATTTAAAATTATGTTTAAAATGTTTTTGCATTAATTCAAAATTCCCAGGATTACCACTTGTCATTACAGGTCCACGATCAATAATTATACGTTGAGGCCAATCTTTATAATATAAATTATACACATTATCTAAAACATTATTTAAAGATTTGTGGTCAGGAAAATTTTGAAAAGTATCTGTTGTTTTTATTAAAAAAATATTTTTTAATATTTCTAAAGTCACAGAATTAGCTGTGCAAGCTATCTCTGAATTTTGATTCATAATACTTGCAAATAAAGTATTTCCAGATCTGGGTAATGCAACTAAAAAAAATAACTTACGGTTTTGGTTTACCATGTTGTTCAAGTTTTTCTTTTTCTTTATAACTATTCTCTAGTTCACCCGACTTTTTAATTCTTTGTAATGATTGTAGTTGTCCCATTACATTAAATATTTCTGCTTCTGATGAGTTAGCATTTAGTGTTTTTGCTTTCTCGTGATATTGTAATCCATATGACTCTAGTTGATGTTGATTAACATCTTTGTCATTAAATGATCCATCATTAAATTCACCTTTTAATTTAGACCACATTTTAATTTCTCTCATTCTATGTTTAGCAACTTTCTCCATAGAGGCTTTACCAAATATAGCTTCATCTAAATCTATTTTGTATTTAGTTTTTTTATATTCATCTTCTTCTTTTTCAACTTTACCTTCTAACCATTTAATCTTTGCTTCGTTTCTTCTATAGTCAAATGATAATGTCATTAAGTTATCTAAGTATGATGACTGTTCTCTAACACATTGCCAATACTTTGATGCTTTAGTTGGATATCTATTATCTTGTAATACAGAAAACCTTGCTTCTGTTTCTGTTCGAAACATTTGTTTCTTGGTCCAAGTGTCTCTAAGCTCGTCTACCATACCTTTAAAAGCAGATAGATCTTCTTGTTCTAATAAATTATTTAAATGAGTTTCCTCACCTTGTATTACTTCTTTAACGTCTTTTTTCATATCTTTATTCCTTTATAGTTGTCTCTTATATATACTAACTAAAATATATTACAAGTCTTATGAGTCTGTAAATGTTCTTGTAACTGCTGTACCTGGACCTGTCCATTCTTCTGTTGCTGCTGTTACTCCTGGAGGACCTAAAAAACCTCCAGCAGCTAATGCTGATGCTGCTGTTCCTAAACCACTTAATGAAGTTCTTGCTGTATTCATAGAACCAGGTGATGTTGTCCAAGATGATCCATTCCATTCTTCTGTTGCTGTTGAAACACTAGGGCCACCACCAAATGCTAAAGCTGAAGTCTGTGTACCAGCTGCACCTAAAAACGCTCTCGCTGTATTTAAATCTCCAACTTCAGTCCAGTTTGTTCCATTCCAACTTTCTGTATTAGCACTAGGACTTCCACCAAAAACTAAAGCAGAGGTATTATCAGCACCACAACCAGATCTACCTTGAATGTTAGTATTTAAATCATTGACTTCTGTCCAGTTGGTTCCATTCCATAATTCATTTAATTGTCTTTGTCCTGACTTATATCCACTAGAACCTAAAGCTGAAGTCTGTGTACCTGATCCAACTATATCATATCTAGCTGTTCCTAAATCATTTACTTCAGTCCAGTTTGTACCATTCCAAGATTCTGTAACTGCTTTATCTCCAGGAGATCCACCAAAACCTAATGCAGCCGTTTGTGTACCACTACCCCCTAGACCTTGTCTTGCAGTGCCTAAATTATTTAATTCTGTCCAACTTGATCCATTATATAATTCTGTATCTCCAACACTTGCTGTATTTGTTAGTCCACCAAATACTAAACCTGCAGTTTGTGGAGATTGACCTGCTCCTTCTAAAATTCTTCTAGCAGTATTTAAATTTCCACCTGTAGCCCAAGCTCCAGCAGCCGTAGCTGCTTGACCTTTTAAAACATTAGAAGTTGTATTATACCAAACTTGTCCTTCAACAGGATTTGATGGATCGGTTGCTACCGCTTCAATTTGTGTTCCTTTTATTTCTTTGTATGTTGCCATAATTAATCTGTACTTATTGTTTTAGTTGCTGTTGATGTTGAACT